GGTGCATCACTCACGACTATGAAAACACTTAATCAAATACCGGTATGATCAGCTGTATCTCAAGTTATCATTCACTCTACATTTTTCAACCCGAGCTCTAACTGTCCGATTAATTCCTTTAGCACTCTTATTTGAATTAGCATTGGCTCTAAATTTCAACCAATATTGTCTGTACTCCACCATCTTCTTGTTTGAGGGGGGTGTCTTTTTGTTCATGATATAGTTGGCAGCTGCACGACGATAGTTGTTCCTAAGGTTGAACGCGATACCATTAACACTCACAGTGTTCATGAGATACTTCGCTTCAAGTTCACGCTTTCTCTGCATCTTCCAACGACTGACAACATTCTTCTTTACCACATCTATATCCTTTTTGAAAGCGACACCAGTCTTATTCTTCTTGTTGATGGTGTTGAGCGCCGTCTTCATGTTGCGGACATCTTGATTGAGGTTGGGTTTGTACCTCTTTATCCACTTGTCACCATAAAGCTTGGTGAGATCCTTTCGGATGGAGTTATCGTCAAGACCCCTCTTCTTCATGACTTCACCCTTCTTCACATCACGCTTCGCATTCGCATCGGTACGCTGTACTTGCCTCTTCGTTGGTGCAGGTGGCTTTGGTGGAGACTTAGGCTTGGGCTTAGCAAGGTTATTTCTGACTTGCTCGATCTTCTTACACAATGTCATCTTGGTCTCCTTCACGTCAGGTTTGATTTTGAGAATCGCCGCGATACGGAGAAGCTCATCCTTCTTCATGTCTCCACATATCTTACGACCAAGCTTGAATGTGTTTCCAGATCCAGAGAGTGGAACATTTTTATTTTTGTTCACATTCTTGAACGTAATCTTGTTACCAGCCCTATTCTTGATTCTCAAACATATTTCACCTTTGGTCGCAACCCGAGAACCATCACTTACCTTGGTTCTAAAATTCACGACACCCATGCGTCTCGCGAGATCGATGAGTTCAGGTTTCTTCATGCGTGCACACATTTCAGAGTTGAGCATGAGAGCGTTCGCTTGGTTCGTGGTAAGTACCCGCTTTGTGTATTTTCTTTTAGGTTCGGTGGGGGTCTTAGCCTTAGCCTTAGTCTTTGTCCTAGACTTTAGTTTTGTACCCTTATCAAATACACCAGTCACATCAATTTGATTATCCCTATCGAGTTTTTCCATGAAATCCTTGGCAATATCATATCCCTTAAGCATATCCCCAGGGTTTTTCGCACCCACAACCTGAATATTACCACTCTGCGATAGAATCAGAGTCGCATTTTCGATTGGTGCGTAGAGGAAGGGTGTAAGTTCAGGTTCATAAGATGCCTTTGACATACCATACATCATTTGCCTCTGTGCGATCATTGCCAAACTTTTGAATTGACCATTAATCCTGAATTGACCACTGAGATTGTTATAGATGAAGGGATTATAGAAGAATGATTTTTTGTCGGTGTACCTATCGACAACGAAACGACGGATAAGTTCGGGTTGGTTAGTGATGTTGGTACCAACAAAACCACCCGAAAAGCGAATCTTACCATTTCGGTAAATGTTAACTGTAACACCTTTACTCTCCATATCATTGGAGAGTGTCAACATGATCTGTGTACTGAAGAAGTTCTTATTCAGACCACCTTTGGGACCAGATTCTCTAGTATGGGAAAATCCAGTCTTAAATTGCCCATAAATACCTCGAATCTCTTTCGTGTCCAGATAAAGACCCTCACCAATGGGTGTTTTAGTTAGGGGTGTCTTCATAAGGATTTTTTTGAGGTCTACTACAGTTTCCTTTGATCCAAACCCCGAATCTACACCAGCATTGAACATACCTGGATTAAACTTACTGAATTCAAGTGAGCTAAAGAGGGTTTTGAGGTTATTGGAGTTGAGATTGAGATCAGAAAACTCATTGTCTAAAGATGCATTATTTTCAAATTGTTTGAAAGCACCTTCATATGTTCTATCATTGATAAGGTTTCGTTGAAGACGAACAGGAACTTGGACCTGTCGGGGAACCGGTCTGGGGGGTGTACGAAATCCCGCAGCACGCTCACGCTCTTTTCGGAGCATGGTCTCTTCGAGTTCTCTGACAAAATTGTCATCATTTGAGTTGGAGTTAGATGCTCGAACTTCAACACCAGACTGCCTGACAAATTCTTTGACAGACTGGCTCATATTACTATTGGTCACGATTTTTTTTAAAAGTCCTTAGAAAAGCTTGCACTATCGATCACTACATCGACACCGTAGATGACAGGTTGTGCAGGGTAATAGTCACCATTGTATGTCACCTCAACATTCCGAACTTCAATGTCTCTGGAACTAAATGGTCCAACATAAAAGTCTGGGTTGAACTTTTGCTTTCCGAGGTTGTTTGCTTGGCAGTGCTGATGGAAGATCTGTACAAAGATCTTCTGGGGTACGAAGAGCTCCTTACCATACTTGATGTTGGTTGACTCGAGGAAGTTGTGGAGTGTGTTCGCCACCATTGCCACTTGCTTCTGGACAATCTTGAAGTAAGGTGGAACTGCATTCCAAATGGAACGATCCTAATTTGTTTGATAGTCTAGATAGCCTCGCACACACTTTAGAAGAATAAGAGGCATTTCTTTCTCCAACTTCTTATCGAGGTGTGGATCCGCTTCCCGCACCTGCTTGGTAAAGTTCCATGCGAGAATACGACGAAGAACGGATCCCGAATTATCTTGCCAGTTAGGAACTTCATTACCCGCAAGAACACCAGGCACCTTCCATACCATAGATGAAGCAGTCTTGTTCTTTACAGCGACGGAAACACTCTCACCAGACACGATAGACTGGAACTCTGCCTGTTCTAACGCAAGATCCGCCTTGATCTCGGGGGCTACGAACATAAATGAATCCTTGATGGCGGAGAGACCAAACTTTCGCTCAATGTTGTTTGCGAGGGTGCCAACATCCTCTTTTTCATAAAACTTCTCAAAAACCTTTGTCAATAGAGTAGATTTACCAGAGCCAGCAATACCCTTGAAGAATGGGATTATTTGCCAACTATCGAGTTCCCCAACATCGTAGCATAGACGACCACCCATGACATACGCCCAGTTACATACTTCTGTATCAAACTGTTGATAGTGTAAGATCTGGTCAAAGTGGGGGGTTGGAATGTCTTGCCAGTTCTCGAGATGAGCAAAATCATCAAACTGTTGATCGAAGTACTTACAGGCGACAATCGTCGGATCCAGGCAACGGAATTCCTGACTCTCATACGGATAGAATCGACATTCATGCGCACCCCTTTCAGGAATCCATTCCTTACCAACAAAGACACCGTTCTTAAAAGACCAGACATGACGCCTCTTGATAATCTCAGGGAACTGTGGATCCACACAGGTTGAAATGTTATCGACAACATCACGGAACACGGAACCTCTACTCGTAAAGTTCTTCCAGTTCTTGAAGTTGTCATCCTTTTGTGCAATTGTATAGACAAACTGTTTAATCTCAAATTTGGGAACCCAGGCACGCGTCCCGTTTCGATCAATCGTCTTGATTTGTTCACAACACTGTCCTTTGTAGCGACGGTACCCACTTTTGTAAAGTTCGTCGAGTGTATACAATAGACACTTCTGGTAAGGTGTACACTCGTCAATCTCATCTTCGTCCATCGTGGATGGATCTGAATTTGCACTCACTTGCGGAAGTGCAGTGGGATTAACTACGCGTTCATAAGACACATAATGTCTTCGTATATTTTCATACCCATCGGTCAATTGTTTTAAAACATTGTTGACTCGCTTCAGGATAGTGATACCATCATCAGATTCCTCTTTTTTTTCAGTTTTAAGTTCGGCTACATGATTTTTAAGTTCGACTAAGAAACGTCGTTGTTTTTCTCGAATTCCCTTGATTGCCAGGATATCGATTCGCTCAGCGATAGGATTATTGTTCTCATCCCAATTATCTTTGTGGATGTACTGTCGATATCCAAGTTCGCGAGCGTTTCTATAATCTTCGGTTCGTAGGTCCCAGTGAAGTTCAAACTTACTTATTGTATCCATAACCTGTTCACTATTCATCGATTGGATTTTCTGTTTCTGCAACTCAGCGAGTGCTTCATACCTGTTGGGTTCCTTATCGATGAAGTGAGTGGACTCCATTTAACTATAGTATATTTTTTCCTCTAAGCAGTTTTCATCTCACTCAAAATTTTCACAAGAATTTTGTTTTGTGTTTGAAGTTGTTGACCGATAGTCACAAGAGCAGAGCACACGGTCTCACCATCAGGGGTCGCCATTAAAGATGTCATGAGTCCTGCGATATCCAAACCCTCTTCATCCTCTTCATCGAAATCAATTTCCTGATCTTCCTCAGTCATGGAAAGTTCATCATCTGTGACAACCTCACCCTCCTCGATTTCGTTCTCAATTTCATCAGGCTGTGTCGACATTTTACATAGACTGAGAAAAATCAAAATCAAAATATGCGCGTTTACCTAAAATTAATTTCTCTGTATATAGTACAACAACTCTCAAAATGGCTGGTGGTCTCATGCAACTCGTCGCCTATGGCGCCCAAGACGTCTACCTTACCGGTAACCCCGAAGTAACTTTCTTCCAGGCGAAATATAAGCGCCACACTAACTTCGCGATGGAGAACATCGAGCAGACCGTCAACGGTACTGCCGCCAACTCCGGTCGCGTGTCTGTGACTGTCGCTCGTAACGGTGACCTTGTCGGTGACATGTACATCGAACTCGAGTCCAAAGCGACTACTAACACCGCCTCGTGCTGGGTCGCCGAGCGTGCGGTCAACAACGTCGAGCTGTCCATCGGTGGTCAGCGCATCGACAAACACTACCAAAAGTGGTGGCGTTTGTACTCGGAGCTTTACTTGGACTCGGCCAAGAAGGCTTCTTACGGTAAGATGACCACTGCGGCGATCGGCAAGACTGTCTACCTGCCCCTGTTCTTCTTCTTCAACCGCAACCCCGGTTTGTACTTGCCTCTGATTGCTCTCCAGTACCACGAGGTCCGCGTTGACATCGACCTGGCGTCCGACTTCAACACCTACTGTAACACCTCCGTGTTCAAGGTGTGGGCCAACTACATCTACCTGGACACCGAAGAGCGTCGCCGCTTCGCCCAGAAGGGTCATGAATACCTGATCGAGCAGGTCCAGCACACTGGTACCGACACTGTTGACTCTGCCAAAACCAAGCAGGTCCGCCTTTCGTACAACCACCCCGTCAAGGAACTGGTGTGGTGCTTCTCCAACGCTGCCACCACCGCGTCCACCTTGTGGAACTTCACCACTGCGTCCACCGCCGCGGACATCAAGATGGTGTCCAACGTTGAATCATTGAATTCCAACTGCGTTGTCTCGCCCTCCATCTTCGGTGCGCCCATGCTTGCCCTCGGTGACGGTGTCGGTGGTAGCAAGTCCTTCACTGAAGAGGCTGTCGGCCCCCTCAGCACCTTCAAGCTCATCCTCAACGGTCAAGACCGATTCAAGGAACAAAAGGGTAAGTACTTCAACCAGGTGCAATCCTTCAACCACCACACTGGCTGCCCCTACCCAGGTGTGTACTCGTACTCCTTCGCGCTCAAGCCCGAGGAGCACCAACCCACTGGTACCTGCAACTTCTCGCGCATCGATAACGCGCAGGTGGCTGTCACCATGAACACTGCCACAACGCGACCAACATGCACATGTTCGCCACGAACTACAACGTCCTCCGCATCCAAAGTGGGATGGGTGGTTTGGCTTTCTCAAACTGATCTCATTATGGTCTAAAATACCATCATATCATACTCATAAAAATTAAGATACTCAACTATCTTAATTTTTACAATGATAGGGGCGGAAAAGCTATGTGTTTTACAATTAGAAATAAAATCCAGGAGAATGATAGATGGAAAAGGTGTGCACAATATGTCATGAAACGAAGTTAGTTGAACATTTCGGAAAACATAAACAAACAAAAGATGGACATTTGAATCAGTGTAAGGATTGTAGAAATGCGTATATAAAAGAATATAATCGAAAAAACAAAGAACAAATTTCAGAACGAATGAAAAAATATTACGAAGAAAATCAAGAAAGGGTGAAAGAGCGTGTTAGAAAACATTGGGGAGAAAACGCTAACAACATAAATGAAAAAAGACGGCACCGTTATGAAAATGACGATGAATACAAGAAAAAGATTCTGGAACAGACTTCAAAATCAAATGCGAAATGTCGCACCGAAAGACGCAAGAATGCCAAAGAAAATAAGACACCTTCATATTTTCTGGAATTGTGTCGAAAGAGAATGTGGCACGCGTTCAATGGACGGGCGACTAAGTCTGATAAAACTATAAACTTACTTGGATGCGACAGCGACTTTTTAAAAAAATATTTGGAAAATACCAAAGTTGAAGGTAAAGAGTATACCGACGCACACATAGATCATATCATCCCATGTTCGTCTTTTGATATGAGTGATGAAGAACAACAAAGAAAGTGTTTTCATTACACAAATCTCCAATTACTACCAGCGCATGAAAACCTCATAAAGAGTAACCACATTAATTAAACATGTTAGCTCTGTGTCAAACCCCAATCCTTATTTATGCTATTAAACGACGACGAACCTATCGACAACGGAAAAAACCTTGTATCAAGAACGCTGATGCACTCACATGTGCGATACGTCACAGACGTTGTGAAGGGTGCCCCTTTAATAATTTTTTCAAACCTGATAAGCCACTTAAATACATCCCTCCCAATATAGATAATGTTCAAGAAAGTCTTTGAACTTTTCGTTAAAGTGGAAAAACCTATGTTAGGACGCTGGTCCCTAAAATCTTGTAGTGAGGTAGCAACGTCCATAAACTCTGTGTATCAGAATAGGGATCATTGTGGTGATGTCATATGTAAAACACCTAAGAAAGCTTCAGAGTATAAGGATAAACCCACTGGTAAATAAACCTGTTTATCTTAGCAACAATTGGTACCAGCCTTTCTTATGCCATTGTCCCAATGTGCTTGAGTACCAGAAAATGCAGACCTATTATTTTCACAAACCGCTTTGAAGTCTGAAGCTGGTTGTTCTGGGATCATCCCATGCAACTCGTCAAATCTTCCCTGTGAACAATCACCACATAGACCTTTACATCCTGTACCCGCAGGGGCTTGTTTCATTGTACCTGTAAGCTTAGAAGTGTCAAACAATTTTCCTAAGCCACCACCCATAAACTGCATCGCAAAACTTGACGAACAAACTACTGAACAACAAAGAGCGAGGGGTATCATCAACCTCATAGCCATCTTTATTTTATAATAGACTTAGAAAAATAATTCGTAAGTAACTATGTATGAGATCTACACTGATGGAAGTTGTCTCGGAAATCCTGGACGTGGTGGCTGGGGTGTGGTTAGTGATGACTTTAAACTATCTGGTAAACAGCCTGATACCACCAATAATGCAATGGAGATGACTGCTATTTTCAAAGCCCTCGAGGAATGTTTGAAGAGGGATATTCAAGAAGTGTGTATATTCACGGATAGTCAATATGTGAAGAATGGTATCACTTCATGGATTATAAACTGGAAAAAGAACGACTGGATAACTTCCACAGGTACACCTGTAAAAATAAAGAGCTGTGGATTGATATAGATGAAGTGCGTAATAAATTGAAAGTTGTAGAATGGAAATGGGTAAAGCACACAATGGAGATCCTAAAATGAAGAAGTTGATACATAGCTACGAAGCTGCAGTGGACAGCTGTAAGTTTACAGTGTCGTCGAGGACACATCCCGTATTACATCAC